AAACATGCATATAAACAACACGAATAAATATGCAATAAACACACTAAGCATTACAGTATCGTTATCCTTCATATCTTAAAATCCCGTCCCAAGGGAAACTGTAATAAGCACCCTTGCTAATTTCGTTTCCAGTTTGGTCACCGCTTTGACCGCCAGTAATGCCGCCGAATTCATTGCAATGTGCTCCAACGTTCATTCCCTCACCAAGATAGAGCTCAACATGAGCACCCTGGTTTAACAATATATCTCCTCGTTGGCACTCGCTTTGAGAGTTGCCACTGCCAGGTATCCATTTGAAACCAGCTGCTGTAAAGTCACTAACCATTGAACCTGTATACCCGCTATGCGTAGGCAGGTTGAATCCGCCGCCTACACGAAAGCCCTCGTAAATGAGAGAAGAACAGTCGTAATCGGGTCCCCAACGATTGCCTTGGTCGTAGCCATGAGAACTATCGTCGGATATATCTAGTATCCACTTGATAGCGTCCTCGACACCTTGCCCGCCAGGGGCGGTAGAACCAGCACCGCTGTTCATGTTCGTAAGAGAAAGCTTCTCGAAAACGGTTGTCTTGCTCCATGAATGACGGCTTCGATTGAGAATGTAGACGTTATTCTCCCAGGTACCCTCTAGTTTAACCCGATAAAAATTAACATCATTGAAATATACATAACCATCATCACCAATTGTACCAACATAAGCAACTTCATCACCGTTTCTTTTCTTCGCATTTACGATTCTGACTGTAGCCATATAGCTCTCACTGTATCCTGTCCACCAGTTGCCGATATTGTCTGCTGAAACTACCTGACCCTTCCATTCTGGTTTGAATGACGGGGTACCAGGGTTCGGATGATTCGGGTACCATTGCGAGGTCTTCACGACGAATTCGATTACCGAGATGGAGTTGCCGTATAGGTGACCCCATTTGCTGTAGTTCGAATCGCCAGACGATTTAATATCGCCTACGATTGTGTGGAACGTCATTCCGTTATCGAGATGGAAGTCGATTATATCTCCGACGCTGCCCCATGCTTCCGTGCAGGCGATAACGTATCGTTGATCGATAATCGCGAAACCTTCGCTGTCGTAATTTTCTCCTGCTTCTTCACGCAACTTGTACTGCTTCGAATCAGGCGCGGTTACAAGGCTCCAACCCATGTACGTGTATACGCAGGTAAGGTTTCCAAGGTCGGGTGTGATGGTAGCCATTAGAACCCCATCCTTACGATGTCCCTGAACCAGTTATACAACCTCTGGTTCTCATAGTAAACACAGCCAAGTTCATAGGCTTGTTTCAATCCCTTTAGGTTGTAGCCGTTCTTTGCTCCCTTGAGCAATAGGGTGTTCGGCTGCTGCGTCTCGGTGGTGGTCGCATACACGAACCTGCATTGCCTGTCAACATCGTCGCTGATATGATACCAACCGTTGCGGTAGTCCTTCCACACTCCGATGCAATCGTCGTAATACAGCAACGTGAATTGATATTCCGAACTCTTGCTCTTCTTCTTGATGAAATGCTGACTGTCGGTCAGGAACTTGTTTTCGACGGCATACTTCTCGTAGCTGGTACCTTCCAGCATCTTGTAGAAGCGGGTGTTTTTCTTAGCCTCCACAAGGTCTTGCGGCGCGACAAGCTGCACGAGTGAATCGCCGCGTTTGTACACGTTGCCTTGATACGGAACATGCAGGTCGAAAAAATCGAAATACGGGTTCGAAGAAGAGACGGCGTTGCCGAGGAACCAGCAGTAAACGTCGTAATCTCTAGAACCAGGACGGGCTACGGTTTCGTAGAACTCGTTGAACGCGGTAACCTCGTCAGGAAGATACCTCTGCTGGGTGATAAGCTTGTTGATGATGAACTCGTCGAAAACGATGGTTGTCACGTTGTCGAGCGCGTCCGACTTGAGCTTTCCAGCGGTGCTTAATGCGCTTGCGTAACCGCAAATCTGCTTGTCGATATGGAGGACGTTCGCTTCCGCCCATAGGGCATGACCTTCGAATTCCTTCTGAACATGGTTGAACAAACGTCCGTTCTTCTGGGTAGTGAGCTTCTTCAACTCCTCCTCGGAACGACGGAGGTATACGAAACGTTCTCCCGTCTTGAGGTACCTTTCGACGCACCACTTCAACATAGAGTACGTCTTTCCGCATCCTCGAATTCCCAACACGTAGTTGAACAGCGCGTTGTGGCTTCTGGTTTTTTCAGGCTCGAAATACAATTTCCACTCCTGTAATAAAAAACGGCGCACCATCATGCAATGAAGCGGTGCGCCTGGTAAATGGGTGCTAACCGAGCGGGGCGTTACAGAGCGTGCATTCTCTCCCTAGGAAGCATGAACCGTATCAGGGTTTGCACCACGACTTCCAGATAACGACTTACCGAACGGCGCAATTAGATTATACTAATTCTTCTGCGTTATTTCAACGATGAAATCATCGTTTTCTAGAACGGACTTTTCAGGGTTTTCAACATTTTCAACATGTTTTCCACAATAGGCGTTCCATGCGTCGATATCCCCGAAGAAACAGTTAACGTCTAGATTGCCAGAATAACCCTTAACATATCCGTCGCTGGCATACTGCCAGCAGCATACGAGGCCGTCCGTCTCGGGTACCTCTGGCAGGTCGTATCCAAGTCCAGGACGAACGACGTCGGGATATTGCGCAATCCATCTTCCGCAGTTCCGCTCCACGCCGCCTTGGTTGAACCGCCAAGGGTTCGCGTAGACCCAGCACCATACGCCCGTCTTCTGATGGAATCTCTGAACGAACGCGTTCACCCATTCTACGCTCTGGTCTTTCTCCCAATCGAGCACGGGAATGCCCTTCCCGTGGTAGCCAAGGGTGTTTTCGTAGAAGTAATCGGCTTCGGCATGAGCGCCGTTGTCTCGGGCGTAATGGTAATACCCGAACGGAATTCCGTTAGAGATGCACGATTGGATAGCCCTGTCGCAGTCAGGGTTCACATAGCCCGTCCCTTCCGTCGCTTTCGATATGACGAAATCGACTGGAAGGGAATCGACGGCGATACCCTTCTGGTGGTTTGACACGTCGATTCCCCACAGCATTACTCTACCTCTTCCTTTTCGAGCATACTCTTAATTCCATCGAGAGTAGCATCAATCTTAGTGAGAGTAATTGTAAGGTCTTTGATAGTCTTATCGTAGAGATAGAAAAGACCGCAGCAAGCGGCAATAGGAAAACCCACGCTGCCGATGATAGATACGATAGTGTTTACATCCATGGCATACCTCTTATTTGTATGCAGAACATTGCGACGCGATACGACGCTCGTTGAGGTCGTAAGAGAACATGAGCCTATATCCTCCACCGTTCACGTTGTCGGCACCCAGTCGGAAGACTTTCAGCGTGTTCATATCCTCGTCGAATTCGCAAAGATTGCAGCAGGTTCGCGAGGTATACGCATCCGTGCTTCTGGAAACGTCGTTGAACTCGTCGATTTTAACAGAGCCGACCAATATGATAGGGTAACCCTTCTCGGTGATTACGCCGTCCGAGTGCGCGTGCCCAACGAACCATCCGATTACGTTCAGCCCGCTTCGGTAGTAGCTGTCAACCGTGTCGTACAGCGGGTCTATTGCGGGATATAAGTTAGTGTTGGACATTCCGACTCCGTACTTTTCGAAATGCGCGCTATTAGTGAAAGCGCAGTCTGTAACCCACGTGCGATGGTCTGCGTAATGCGAGAACACCGCGACGTTCATCTTCCTGTCGAACGCATCCTTGAGAATTCTGTTGGCGAATTCCAGCTGCTTGGTGTTCTCAACACCGCGAGCGCACGAGTTGAAGCCGATGCATCGAACGTTGCCAATGTCTTTATACCACCAGCTTTCGTTCACGCCGATTGTGATTCCGAGAGCTTCTTTGAACGGTGCGAAGAACTTCTGGTAAAGCTGCTGCGCGGTAGGCTGTATTTCCCAGTGGTAACCCTCGGGGTCTGTAGCACTCTTAAGAATGGTGTCGTGGTTGCCAGGCGTGAAGCAGTAGTTCTGCATCTGCGCATACGAAATATCGCCTTCGAAGTAGTCGTATACCAAATCGCCCGTGTGAACGGCGATATCGAAACCGCCACCTTTGATTAGATTCACCACGTCCAGGGTCGGCGTTACGTCTTCATGGGTGTCTGAAAAGTGAAGAAACCTCATTACGCCACCGTTCCGTTCTGACCCGCATACGCCGCGTAGAGGTCTCCCGCGAGAGCCGCACCCTGCGGAGAGCCTGCATATTGCACGTAAGGGCCTGCGTTGACAAATCTGTCTCCTGAGTCACCGCTCGTGTTCAGACCGATAGCTCTGTTCGTGTTCACGCCGAAGTTCGTCCAATGTTTGAATTCGGCGCCGCTTGCCCATTTGATAGCCAGACCAGAAGCGTCCTTGGTTCGAATCTGAACGTACGAGGGTAGGTAGCATCGCGGCGTTCCAGAAGTAAGCGACAGATTTTCGGCGTTTCCGCTGAACGTGGTGACTACCAAGAGTCCGATTTCCACGAAATAGAAACCTTCGAGGTTGACATCGCTGGGAACAACCATTCCGTCGTTGTCGGCGCTTTCATCGTATGTGGAGAACCTCTTGATGGTCATGCCCTTGAGAATCGCGTTCATCGCGGTCGAGTCGAGCTTGGTCGCGGTCACCGCGCCGTCCTTGATATCCGCGCTTCCGACGGGGAGTCGAGCCGAAACAGCGTCCGCTTTCGCAACCGCGCCCTCTGCTGCGGTCTTGGCTTCCTGCGCAGCCGTGGCTGCGTTGGCGGAGTTTTCAAGCGCGGTCGCAATCTGCAAATCCTGCTGCGTGTTCTTGGTGTTGCCCTCGGATAGCTTGCTGTCTATTTTCAGCATGGCGTTGTTCACGTCCCCAAGCCAGGTAGGCTTGTCGGAAGGTAGGAACTGCGGCAAGTCGGCGTACGGGGTTTTGTTAGTAGATGGCATTTTTCTCTCCTTATCAATACTTGTAATTCGGGTAGGGAAGAGCCGTGTAATCGTACGATACGGCGGAATACACGTCGAACTCATAGGCTCGAATCGCCATCTCGTCGTACGCTTGAGCCGTGTATTCCTTCTCATCGACCAGATAGGCCGCCAAAGCCCAATACCTCAGGTAGTCGTACATGCGGTCAAGCTCTGGTTGCAGCTTTACCCACCCGCCTACCGTGTTCGAAAGAACGGTAACCTTCCCGAGAGCCGAGTTGGCGATAACGTCTAGCAGGTAGTTCTTGAGCGCTTCGTCCTTAGCGTCGGAATACTCCCGCAAGGCTTCGTCCTGCCTGTCCACGTATTCCGCCAGGTCTTTAATGCTCTGCTTAATCTGCTCGACGGTGGCGTAATCGCCGACAAGCTCGATTACCTCGTTGAGCTTCGAAGTAACCTTGCAGAGCACCTCGTAGTAGCTCAATTCGTCCGTGTAGACGGCGGGGAGAACCCTGTTGCACACGGGTCGGAGCAGGTCGATTCGCATCTCGTAAGCCATGTAATCACCTCCCCTCACAGATAGTATCTGTCTATAGCGTAGAATGACATGCCGTTCAGACGATGCATCGCACCAGGCGAGCCGATGACGCGTCCGTCTGAACCGACCGTCACGAATGAATCGGAACCGCCAGAACCTAGATTCAATGTTACATTCTCAAGCACGGGAATGTCAACCTTCCCCAATATGGGCATTTGGGGGTTATCCGTCGATAGAGCGTCGTATTGCCCTGCCGTCATGCCGCCTTCGAACCCCGTTCTAGGGGAATAGAAATTTCTAAACCCTGTTTTAACGGCTCCCTCGACGGTTCCAATCTGCCGAGCGACCGTCACCGTCTCCTGCGAAACGGGCTTTTCCACGACGCACGCGAACCTGATAGGGTTCTTCGGGCGGCACTGTTCGGGCAGCGTCATAAGCAGTCCGTCCGCGTCGGCTGTCAAGTCCTGCATCATGCACACCTCGTTCATCGCCGTGAGCATGACGGGCGTTTTCCCGCCGTCGGGAAGCACCGCTTCGAACCTTCCCAGGAACGTCTTGAAGAAATTCGGGTTTCCCAGGTCTGCGTTCGGCATCTAAAACACCCCCATGAAGCACTCTTTAAGCTCCCTGTCCTCTACCACCATTCTGTCTATGTTCAGGATGTTCTCCCTGTACAGTTTCAACAGTTCGGAAGGAGGTCGCTTGTACCCTTCCTCCGTCTTTCCGTAGCGGTTCTTGTAGTCGCTTTCCCCGCTGCCTTCGGCGGTGCTCGAAGACGATGCGGACGAAGACGAATCGGAATCGTTAATCGTGACGGTGGTCGCGTACTCCATGCGCTCTATCTGCGCGGTAACCATCTCGCTCTGCGGCGTGTCGGAGAAGACGTTCACGGAATGGTCGTTCGAGGAATCAGACGATTGAGCGGAGCCTTTGGTCTCGCTCGAATTGCGCGAATCGCCGCTCGAATCGCCCTTCTCCGTCATCTTCCAGTCCGTCAGCGGGTCTAGCTCCTCGAACTTCTCGACGGACTTGTACAGCTGGTTGTAATAAGGCATGATGGAGTGCATCGTCTCGCGCACGAACCATGCGAACCTGCCGACGGTCTCCGCCCCTATCTCCCGCGTCCAGTACCTTCTGATAATCATGGCGTTGAGCACGGAACGGTGCGTCTCGTCGAAAATAGGGTAGTCGGAAAGACCGAGCGTCTGCCAGACGTGCTGCCAGTTCTTCTCGGTGCATTCCATGCCCAGGTCTTCCAGCTTCTGCTCTACCACCCATCGAAGCTGTGTGGTGTACCCGCTCATTTTCCCTCTCTTCCGCACAGAATCCGGGCGTAATGCCCGCACTTCGTCATGTCCTTCTCGAACGGCTCTCCCGGCTTGCGCCCCGCACGCCAGGAATACTTCACGATGTTTCCGACGATGAAAGCGTCGATGCCCTCAAGACCCTCCGTGGCTATGGCGATGGCTTCCAGGCACGAATGCCCGTCCATCTCGTAGTAATCCATATCTACCTCCTTTTCAGAGCATTCTTGACGGCTTTCCACAGCCCGCCTTCGTACCCGCTGTTTCCCGAAGCCTCGATTCCCTCGCTCTCCATGCCGGCGACGGGGACAGTACCCTCCTTGTCGGTGCGGATGTACATGCCGCTGCGGAACTCCACGTCTATGTCCAGCCCGAACAGCTCGTTGACCTCTTCGCAGAACTGCTTTCGGCAGTTAAGGCGGGTGAAACGCTGCGCTTCCACGTCACCCATGTTCCCGAGAACCTCGTCGGCAACCATGCGCTCCTTCTTGTCGGTGTTGGTGTTCTCGATGCCTAGGAATGTGAGGGCTTCGTTCCATATCTGATGTTTGACGACCTGCAAATCATGCGCAACGAACGGGGAGGACGTGTCCAACACCTCCACGCCCGACAGGTCGAGGTCTTTGTCAGCCCAGACGGTCGGCATGAAGCCGTCCACCTGCGCGAACAGGTTCTTCATCGTAAGCCGCTGCTTCTCGCTGCACTTCACGATGCGCGGGGTCTTCTGCTGCTCGATGTTGACATCGATGCACCGTTCCAGCCGCCACAGCCGCTTGGCGTACAAATCGAGCGTCCAGAACGTCGGCGTTCCGAGGTTGTCGTTGAAGCATATCACGCTGTTGGTCGAATCGAACTCCATGGATGTGTGCTTCGAATTGCCCGAATACGCCATGCGCTTCTCGGGGATGTTGTATATGTCGAACTGCCCCGAGAACGTCATCTGCATCATGGCATACCCTTCGGGGCTGCGCTGCATCGGGTCTGCCTTGATTCCCTCGTCGTACACGAACAGAGCCATTCCGTTGGCGAGCAGGAACCTCTCTATCATGCGTTCGTTGATTCCCTCTGGCAGGTTCTTCCATTCGAACACCGAAACGGCGAGGTCGTACAGCCGCCACATATAGGACAGATACGTTGCATCGTTCAGGAAGTCGTTCTCCCGCTGCACCGCGTTGCCTTTCAGTCCAGGCGGTATGCTTCCGTCGGGCATCCTGAACCCCGTGAATATCTCCGATTTTCCCATAATCCCTCCTTACACGATGGAATTGTCGAGCGCATAGTTGCCTACGTCGGGCGTATGCCAGAACGTGATGCCGCCGTCGAGCATGGAGTTGAACGCGGAAAGCACGTTCGGCGGAACCTTGCCCCGCACGTTGCACGCGTTCGTCTTCACGTAGTTCCACGACTTTCGCCCCGTGAGGTTCGGCTTCTTCGTCTCGCTCACCAGGTACCCGTACGTGGAGAAGAAATCGTCGACCTGCTTGGCAATCTCCGCACGGCAGGTGTACTTGCGGGCTACCATGCCGTAGGTTCCCGTGTTGACGAGGACTGCCGACGCGTTGGGTGTTCGGGGTGCGCTGAAGCTTCGAAAGCTCCGCCTGAACCTTGTATTGGCTCATGGCGGTGTTGACGATGCCCGTGCCGATATCCGCGCTGAAAATCTGCCCTATCGACTGGACAAGCGATTCTACGGGCTTCCCCTGCGTGAGCGTGTTGAAATCGTAAGGAACATCCGTGAACTCCATGCCCTGCGAAGTAAGCGGCGATGGGGCGTAAGAGCCGCCGCCCGACTCGTAGACGGGCAACGACGCGGGGCCTGCCATCCTATGGCTTCCTTCGATATTAGCCCACGACTGGTAGACCCAGTTGCACGTAGGGTACGGAGGCAGCGTGACAACCCCCTCGTAGAACCATTCCGCGCCGTTGTAGTCGCGAGGGTAGTACACGGTACGGCTGTTAACGTCGGTGCCGCCCGTTCTCGTGAGCAGCAGGGTCGCGCCAGGCTGGGGCATGAACTCCATTCGAAGCTGCTGCACCTGCCCAGCCATGTTCGATATCTCAACGTATTCGAACGGATAGCAGTAGAGCTTGTTGTTCTTCGGCGTGTATCCGTCGAGCGTCGTATACCCCATGCTCCACTCCAACGTCTCCTTGCGCGTCGGTTTCGAAGCGTCGACCCATGCTCCGCCCACGCCGTTCTCCTTCGAAGACACTCCAGGCACTATCTCGGCGGGAACCATGTACACGGCGGACACCGCGTCCTGCTGACCGTTGTTGGAAAGCTCGTTCATAAAACGCTTGAACTCGCCCATCTGCGTAACGGGGTCGAAGACGGTGACGCTCGTGCCAGACGGAAGCTTCTGATAGTTGTCGCCCGCGACGTTGACATAGGTTCCGTCGTTAAGCGGCTCGGCGGCGGATGCCCCCGCCAGCCATAGCGTGAGGTAGTCGTACACGGAATATTGAACCTTCATCTCGCCGACGGAGAAGCCCTCGTCTCGGATGTGCGCCCCGATGGAATCGTCGTTGACGTGCTCGCGCTCCACGTTGCACGCGGGAACCTCGCAGTCGGGAAACCACGTCTGGAATATGTCGAGCTTGAGGTAAAGTCTGGAACTGTTCTCGCTGACGTACTCGATGTCTGCGATGAACGAATAGAACCACCTGTTGCCGTAGTTCGCATTCTTGAACATGCAGTAGTTGTAACCGTACAGCTCTTCGGCGTTGAACGGCACCACCACGGCGTTCTGCAACCGCTGGTAGGTGTAGTCGTTTCGCCGAAGCTCGTTCGGACAGCATGATAGAAAATAGCTCTCCTGCTGCTGCCTGTCGGGAATGTAGTAGACGTGCCGATACGAGGAATCGAACGGCACGGTGCCTATGTAAATGCTCGTGCTAGGCTGGAATGCCATGTCTCGCATCCTTTCGAAGACGGAGGGCATCCGAAGATGCCCTCGATCGATGCTAACCCTGGTTGACGGTGACGGTGCATTTACCGCTCATCTTCGGGTTGGCGATGCTCGCAGCCTTCACGACGACGCTAACGGCCTTCTCGTCCTTGGCGATGTGAACCTTGCCGTCGTCGGTGACGTAGGTGCCAGTGGACTGGTTGCCAGTCAGCGACCATTCGACGCTCTTGCTGACTACGCCCGTGCGGGACACCGTGGCGGCAAGCTCGATATCCGCGCCAGGCGGCAAAGTCGCAGCCGTCGGGGAGACGGCAACGCCCGTGACGGAGCCAGCCGTCACGGTGTAGACGGCGGCTTGGGCGAACGGGGAAATGGAGAACGTCTTCCACACGTGGTAATTGTAGTTCCAGTACAGACCGCGACCATTGTAGTTCTCGGTCATCTTCTCGAAGTTGTCCCAGACCTGCCAGAAGTCGATGGAGGTCATGACGGCGGGGATTCCCGCGAGAGTGGTCTTCTCCTCTTCCGTCCAGGGTTTGTAGGACGGGTCTTTCTTTCCGTTCTCGTCCGTGAAGAGCAGGTCGAGACGCTCCCAGTCCATGTTGACGAAGGAATCGACGTTGATGACGTGACCCATCAGCTCCGCCTTGTCCATGTTGAACGCGGCGGCGAGGACGTTCATGTTCATCACGGCGCGGAACTTGGTGGTGGTGATAAGGTACTGCTCGCTCTGCGGTGTGTGGGTGGTGACTCCCGCGATGTTGAACGCGTTGCTCTGATACTCCAGATTCATGGAGGTCTCGTTGAACACCGTCGCGATGTCGGACGCGTTCTCCTTGCTCATGGCGGGAACGACCACGGGTGCGATATCTCCGTTGAGGATGGCGCGGGCGAGCATGTACTTGAGCACGAGGTATTCGTCGGTCTGCGCCGCCGCGAACACGGACTCCACGATTCGGGCGATAAGGTCGGTCACGCCCTGCCAGGAAAGGAACGCCTGGCGGAGCTGGTCGTCGGAGATGGTGACGGGATAGTACTTCTGGAAGTTCATCGTATGGAATGCGGCGCGAACGTCGGGGATGTGCCGCTTGAAGACCTCCCGCTCCGCCGTGCTAGGGGAGAACTGGAAGGGCTTCGCCAGGTTGACGAAGATTTCCTCGACCGTCTCGCCGAATTCGAGACGTCCCTTCTTGAACACCGCCCAGGGGTTCGTGTACATCTTCGAAGAGATGGTGACGAAGGCGATTCGGTTGACCAGGGCGTTCACGAAAGCGTTCGCCGCAGGCGTGAAGTTGGTCACGTAATCTCCGATTGCATGGATGGTCTCGGTGGTTCCCGAGATGTTGACGGAGCCGTCGTCGGCTTTCTGGATGATGCCGCGTTCGAGCAGCGGGGATGCAAGCTCGGGAGTCTCCTCCATGACGGCTTGCATCACGCCTACGGGGTCTAGCTTCGCCTTGGCGGGTTTGACGCTTGGCTTTACGGGCATGTCTTTTCCTCCTTAGTCCCAGAGAGCCGCGTAACCGAGCGGCTTGCTCTCTTCCTTGACTTCCTTATTATACATGGCGTTTATGGATTTTTCATCCGTAGCGCCTTCGTTTCCGTCGAAAAACCTATCTGCATAACGCTGCTTCCACTCGTCGCGTTCTTTCTGATAAGCATCCCTCTCGGAAACCGTCTGCTCGAACGTCTCCATGTCGGAATCGAGCTTCTCGACCTCCGCATCGAACGCCGATGAAAGCTCTAGGCGTTTCTCGGAATCCTCCTCCATGGAAATCTCTTTGAGCATTTCTGCGAATCTTCCCATTTCAATCTCCTATTCCCTGATGGTGAACACATCGTCTACCAGTATTATACCGCCTTTGACATCCTTCGGCTTGAGCTTGCCCTCGAACGAGCTTCCAGGCTCGAAGTTCTCCATCGTCACGTTCTCATGGCACTTGGCGGGCATCCCAGCGCAATGGACGGTAAGCTCCCCACCCTCTTCGAAGCAGTAGGTCTTGGCTCGAATCGCCTTGAACCTGTCGAACGAATGCTCCTGCTTCCACGCCCCGAGTTCGAAATCGTCTATGAGCATCTCCTTAGGCGGCTCGTCCCCGAGCAGGTAGACGGAATCTGTGTCGCAATAGAGCCACCTGTCGTAGTTAGCCTGGGCGGCGCGGACGGTGAACCGTCTCGCATAGCTCGTGATGAAAGCGCCTGCGGGAAGATACTGCGGCTCCTTCTCCTCGGGTTCCGTCAGCGCGTACTTGACTATACCCTCTTCGAGGTAGGGCATTCTCGACTGCTTCACGGGGTTCGTCGCGAGCTTTCCATAGAGCGAGTTAAGCTGCAACTTGGCGATTGTGCGCATTCCCTGGTTGCCCTCCTTGCCAGCTGCGATTTTAACCTCCGTCCACTTCTCCACGTAACTCTTGAAAAGCTCCGTGGAGCCTTTGAACTTGTACCCTCGAAGATACCGTATGTCCCACACGTCGTACTGCTCGAAGAGCATTTCCAAGTCCACGCTCGTCAGGCAAAGCGTCTGCAATCCCTTGGAATCGGATATGTACTCCGTCTCGGCGAACATCATGTTACCCTTGAGCTGGAGACAAGGGATATGCCCGTCCTTCACGGTGAAGTCGGCTTCCACATACTGTATATAAAGCGGGTATTCCGAATCGTATGAATACTCTCCCTCGAAATACACGGGTTCGCCGAACGGCAGAACCTCCCCATGGGATGCCGCCATCACGGAAGGATACAGGCTGTTCACGTCGAAGGATATTCCAGCCCCTAACTCCTTGCCCGCGAACTTCGGGTTCACCGCCGTGAACCCTCCCTTGTAACACCCTCCGTCTCGAAGGTCTTTGTCGTATTCTGGGACGGGGAACCAGTCGCGAAAACGTTTCGACCCGCCTATCATGCGCTTGTAGTCGGCGAACGCGTTTGAACCAGCCGTCATCTTGCGCATTCCCTCACCGAGCATTATCCCCATAGCCTTGGCTGCGATTATCACGTCATGGGCTATATACTCCCTCTCGTGCTCCGTCAGCTCGTGTCCGACCTCTCTGTATGCGACATAATCCATATCGAGCTTCTCCACGTCCAGACCGAAAGCTTTCGGGATAGCCGATATAGGCAGCGGTATTACCTTAAGAGAGTCCAGGAACTCCACGCTTCTGCTCTCGTCGAAGAACAGCCGCACCGAATACCACTGGTTCATGTCGGAAATAAGCGTGGAGAACGTCCGAGAAGCCCTTTCCGTCTCCGTAGGAACCCAACGCCACCCGTCGGAAAGAATCCTATGCAGGATGAACTTTCCGTCGAATTTGAGGTTGTGGAAGTACACCTTGCACCCGCAATGCACGCGGCACCATTCGAGGAACGTCCCTATGTCGTTTCCGAACTGCATGTCAGATTCGTCGCCTATTCGACACGTAGCCCACGCCCATACTCGACAATCGTCCTCGAGTACGGTGGTTTCGAAGTCCGCCGTGTACGATGGCATGTCATCTTCATCCTCTTCATCGAAATTCCAGACCAGGCGCTCAAGCTGCATTCCCTCAATCATTTCTTACCCTTTCCCAGAGACAGCCAGTAATCGGTGAGAACGTCCATCTTCATGGCTCTCTCGTAGGGGTCGTAGACGAACTCCAACGCGGGCGAGTCCTCAAGCCATTCGTCCATGTCGGGAAGTCCCGATTCTATGCCGTTCCGAATGATTTCCTTGATTCTCGACACGTCTTCGTCATACTCTGCGAACCCTCCGAAGACCCTTTCAAGGGCTGCTATGTAGTTCTCGAAGTACCTCTCGGCGCGTTCCCTGCTCGACTTGGCAAGCTCTATCGATTGCGTCTTGATGAACCTTCGAAGCCCCTTCTCGGAAAGTTCGGAGCCTTTGCGCCTGTCTGGCTCAAGACGGGCTTGCTTGTAGCTGCCCAAGGTATGCTTGCGCTTCTTCGATTCCTTGAGTTTGCGGGCTTCGGCGGCTTTTCTGCGCTCCCGCACCGATTTCAGGATGGCGAACTCTCTTCGCTCCCATTTCGTGACGATTCCGCCGCCTTCCTGGCGCACGGGTTCGAAAGCTCCTGGTGCTGTCGCTCTCTTGAGCCTGTTGACCGTGTTCTTTAGCACGCGGGCTGTGGTGATGCCCGCCTTGAGAGAATGATAGTCGACCTCGGAAGGTAGGTAGACCGATGCGTTTGGGTATGCCGCCTTGGCTTTCCTCACTGCGTTATTGTATGAGCGGACGGCTCCTGCTAAACGTCTCCACTGACTTTCAGTCCACTTAATCTTATATTCTCTGCGTTTCGCCATACCTTTTCACCGTCGCTAACGTAGAACCCGCGTGTTTCCACCTGCATGTAAAGCTGCAACTCTGCAAGTATCTCCATGTCCACATCGATATGGAATCTTCTAGACATGGAATCGTTGAGCCACGACTTCCTAGAATCAACGTTGTCTTTGAATTTGCGAAGATGCGTTCCGCTTGAAAATCTGTATTCGAAAAACGGTGTTGCGCAGATGAACGGAGAGTTTTCTAGGTCGTAGCATATGCCGTTCTTAGTAAGCATAGCGGCGGTGCTTCGACGCGACTGGCAGCATACAAGAGTTTATGTAGAGGTATAGACCTTTCTCTCCGTCGGCGTAATCGTCCACGAATTCGCCCATCATTTCCACGCTGTCTACTTCCACGGGGTATTTGTCGGACTTCGTGAACAGGTATTCGAACCGACCGCTTTCATGCAAGTTCAAGACGCTGACTCCTTGCGGAATTGTTTCAAACTCCCATTCGTCTTTACGCAGCACGCGGAATGATGCTGCATCGACAAACGCTAGAAGCAAATCCTTATCCGCTCGGGTCATCATGTCTTCACACTTTCGCATTTCATCACCTTTCAGAAAGCAAGCGGCGTAAATGCACGCCGCTTGCTGCATAATCTAGAGCTGCACGCTCATGGTGAGCATGGAGCCGTTCTTAACCTTCTCCTGCTTCACCACGACGGGAATAGGTTCGTCCCAAGTGGGTTCGCCGAAGGTTGCGATAAGCTTCTTGAGGGAAGAGAACATTCCCACGGACACGCATTCGTACGCTTCGCCGTTCACGTCGATAAGCACGATTCGCGGCGCTTTCTCGTACTCGCCCGTCTCCTCGTTACAGAGTTCGAGAGTTTCGGCGTAGATATCCTTTAGCAGGATGGTCTTGTTGATGAAGTCGTTAACCTTGTGCTGCGGATTATTCGCCGCGTTGAACACGAGTGCCTTCTCTGCCATGGTTTCCGCCTTGACGGAGCAGAAAGCCGCAAGCTTGGTGCCTTCCAGCTCTCGCACGTCGTAATTGCGGATGCCGTCGGCGATGTCTGCATTGGACACGATGATTTCGTTGGACATGGTATTGCCTTTCTCTGTCGTTATTCGGTTTCGAGGACGGAAGCTGCCGCGATGAACTCTTCAAGCGGCATCGCATAGACGATTCGACCCGTCTGCTCCCATTTCACGGTGCAGCCGCGCGGCATGGGCTTTCCAGCGACTTCGGCAAGAGCCGCGCGAGCCTTGCCCGTGGTCATGCTGGTATCCACGGTTTCCGTCTCGCAAATCGCCTCAACGCTCATTTCTCCGTCGCTTTCCACAATGTCGAACGCCTTGACGTTATAGACGTTCATAGTACGGGTGATATTAGCCATTTTTCCTCCTATCGGTAACACCCAACATATCCATTATACGCCCGATAAGTCGGTATTTATCAGGCGTATAACTTTTCATAAAGTCTTCACAGACCCAGCAGGAAGACGAGAATCAACGCACCCGCCGCCATCCACGCGGCGAATCGCATGAATCCTAGGAAAGTCGCTTTCCGCACGTATCGGGCAAGTCCGGGCAAGTCCAGCGCGTCGGCTACGATTTTCAAATCCTCTTTCATTTTAATCAACCCTCATAAAGGAATGAGTGAATTCATCATCAAACTCATTGTTGAATATTCGCACGTGTACCACTATAGCTTCAGATTCGCGAATCGCGGTGGTAACGTTGTATCCGCATATTTCTAAAGCTAATTCAATGCCTAGTGCTTGATATAATTCGCACGTGCTATCAGGGTGATTATAATGATAGCATCTAAGCGCGGCTATCTCATATGCCATGTTTTCAATTTCTTCGTATTTCATTAGCTACACCTTTCTTTAATTTCCGTTAACCTCCACGCAACGCACATGCGAAACGCATGTGCGCAGCGTGGAGGTTAACGGAAATTAAACGTATAGATAAACCGTTCATCCTCGATAAACACAGTAACTATTACTTCGTCATTATTGACAATTGAACATACTGTGTGAAAGATATGACTATCGTCTAAAATAGAACGAATAGTTTCATACCTAACTTTCCAGTCATGATAATGACTTGAGACATGTGAAGACATAAAGTTAGCATACGCCAATTCATGCGCAACACGTTCGGTATTGAGTTCCATTTCGAACCTCCCTTTCTTCGTTGAACTTATTATAGCATATATATA